GCCCTTCGGCCGCGTCGTTGATCGCGGCACTCAGGCGCTCGCGGCTTGCCTTCCGTGTTAGGAAGGCAGATAACGACGTGCTGGACGGCATCCGCGACGTTGCGGTTTGCATGCAGCGCGGAGACGTGAGGATTTTCGACAATCTGCCGGAGCTGCGCAAGGAGTTTGACGGCTATGTTTGGGACGATAAAGCAGATGACAAGCCGATAAAGGTAAATGACCACCTGATGGACGCGCTGCGCTATGGAGTGCGCACCATGCGGCTTGTCAAGCCAAAAGAAGAGTATAAAAGCCCATTTTTTTAAACAGGGGAGGTGATGGCGTTGCTGACGTGGCAGGATTTCCCGACGGACGAGGATAAAATCCCCGATTTCATCTCGCAGATGATTGCGGAGCACGAACAAAACGAAGCGGTTGAAATGGCGCGGACAGCTAACCTGTACGACCATCAGAAAAACAAAACCGTCAATGAATATGTGCAGAAAATCTATTCGTCCACCGGAGTATCGGTGCGAAACTATGTTGCATCAAACAACAAGATCGCGTCAAATTTCTTCCGGAGGTTGAATACGCAGCGCTGCGCCTACTCGCTGGGCAACGGCGTGACCTTTGCGAGCGACAAAGACACCGATGGAAAAGTGAAGCAGGACGGCGGGACTAAAGCAAAGCTGGGCAAGACGTTTGATACTGAGTTATACAGAGCTGGATATCTAGCACTGATTCACGGTGTCAGTTTCGTGTTTTTCAACTTTGACCACATCCACGTCTTCCCACTGACTGAGTTTGTGCCGTTATGGGACGAGAACGACGGCACGCTGCGCGCTGGCCTGCGGTACTGGCGCATTGACGGCACTAAGCCGACGATTGCCGTACTGTACACCGAAGACGGTTACAGACGGTTTAAATCAAAATCTGGGTATGCGCGATTTGAGAAAGATGGAGATCTGCGTGCGTACAAGCAGACCATCTCAAAAGCGCCTGCTGATGCAGAGCCGGAGGTTATCGCCGAGGAAAATTATAGTCGCCTGCCGATTGTCCCGCTGTGGGGAAGCCGATTGCATCAGTCGACGCTTGTCGGTTTGCAGCAGAGCATTGACAGCTATGATCTGATTCGGTCTGGGTTTGCAAACGATTTGCAGGACTGCGCGCAAATCTATTGGATTCTTGAAAACTATGGCGGTATGGATGACAAGGATTTGCAGAAATTCCGCGACCAAATCCTCTTACAGCATATCGCAGTCGCAGATACGCGCGATGGCGGCGGCATCAAGCCGTATACGCAAGACGTACCGTATGCTGCGCGGACGGCGTATTTGCAGACCATCAGGCAGGATATCTACGAGGATTTCGGTGGGTTTGACACCAAAGCGATTTCCGCGTCTAACCAGACTGCGACGGCGATTAACTCCGCGTATCAACCACTTGACGAGAACGCGGATGACTTTGAAAATCAGCTCGAATCCTGCATCCGGTCGATTCTGGGGCTGATCGGCATTGATGATGTTCCTGTTTTCAAGCGAAACCGCATCAGCAACCAGCTTGAACAGGTGCAAATGCTGATGCTTGAAGCGCCGTATCTTGACAGACAGACGATTCTTGAGAATCTGCCGAATATCTACATCGACAAAGTGCCGGAGATCATGGCGCGGCTGGACGAGGAAACGGAAGGGCGGTTTGCGCGCGAGGAGGAAGCCGATGAATAGTCGTCTCTATGAGAACCTGCGGCACTGGATACCCGGAAATGACGAAACCGAAGGAAAATTTGGAATCCCGCGTATTCATCCCGGCTTTTTGCCGGAAGAAATTGAAGCGTGGTTGCCGTTTAATGACCTGTCGCGCAGACTGACAAAAACCGAAGCGGTTCAGATGTACGTCGATGATTATCGAATTGAGCGTCTATGGAATGCGCCTACAAAGTATCTGTGTGGATTGCGCAATTCGGCTGCTGTTCTGTCGCCTGATTTTTCGATTTATGCGAACGTTCCCCAAGCACTGGGGATATACAACCACTATCGCAAACACTGGCTTGGCGCATTTTGGCAGCTAAACGGAATTAACGTTATACCTACCATTTGTTGGGGAGATGAAAACACGTTTGATTGGTGCTTTGACGGTGAACCCCAAAATGCCATTGTCAGTGTATCAAGCGTGGGCACACAACGCAGTCAAGGGGCAAAATCGGCATTTATGCGTGGGTATGATGCGATGCTGGAACGTCTCAATCCATCCGGCATCATTTTCTTCGGCAACATCCCGGCGGAAGCGCGTGGAAATATCATCCATGTTGATACATTTTATAAGCGTTTCGAGCAAAGGAGGGAAGAACGTGCTAGAAATCAATCTTGAGATGTTTGGCGGCAGAGGGGGGGATGTCGCAAAAAATGGATTTATTGATAAATCAAGATACAAGGCAGACCACGAAGAAGTGGTAAAGTTTGTCAAAAAACAAGTGGGGCTAGACTTAAATAAATATAGAGATGGCGACGGGAGCTCTCCAGACACAACGACATATTGGGAAAAAAAAGGCTCTGCGGTAGTTATAAATCATAAGGCATTATCTATGGTTGACAAGCAAAAACTAGATTCTTTGCAAATCAAAGAATACGGAATAGATGTCACGGAGGGCGGCGGATGGTTTTCGTACGTGTCTATGAAGAAATGGAGACTAGGTTAGAAGACGGATCAGCTTGAAGCGGGACAGAAAAATCGAGAAAATGAGGGAGAAACGTTGGCGCAGAAAATAGGGGTGACGGCGCTTGACAGATCAGGCGGTTCGATGGACTGACAAGCAGATCGAAGAGCTAGAGCGGCGCATCCGCGACGTGTACACTGACGCGGCGGCTGATATTCAGCACAAACTCGATAAGTTCATTGCAAAATTCCGTAGGAACGACAAAAAATATCGTGCGCAGCTCGAAGCGGGAGAGATCACGCAAGAGACGTACCGTGATTGGCTGGCGGGGCAAGTATTTCAGGGCAAGCGCTGGCGACAGATGCTTGCCAACATGACGGAGACGCTGACGCATAGCAACGAGCTTGCTATGCAGATCATCAACGACACGACCCCGGAAGCGTTTGCCTATAATGCCAACTGGTCGAGCTACACGCTCGAAAAGGGCGCACGGATAAACATGGGCTTTGAGCTATACGACGCATCGACCGTCAAGCAGCTTATCCGCGACCAGCCCGACCTTTTGCCACCGTCAAAGGTGGATATACCAGCAGACAAGCGCTGGAATCATACGCAGATCACGCAGCAGATCACGCAGGGCATCATCCAAGGCGAACCGCTTGAGACGGTTGTGAAGCGGTTACAGCGTGTAACAACGGCGAACGAGGTCAGCGCAAGGCGACACGCAAGAACTGCGATGACCTACGCGCAGAACGCGGGGCGAATCGAAAGCTATCATCAGGCGGCGAAGCTGGGTATCAAGCTGCAAAAGGAGTGGCGGGCGACGCTGGACAACCACACACGCCATTCTCACGCCATGCTTGACGGGCAGCGGGTAGACGTAGACAAGCCGTTTCAAAGCGAGCTTGGCGAGATCATGTGTCCGGGCGACCCCAACGCAAGACCCGCGAATGTGTACAACTGCCGGTGTGCGCTCGTGTCGTACAATCCAAAATACCCGCCGCGAACTTCGCCGCGGCTCGACAACATCACCCGCGACACGATACCGTTCAAGACCTATGCGGAGTGGGCGAGATGGAAGGAGACACACAATGGCGGGAAATCTAATCGACAACAGCGCGGCGTTTTTGGCAGAACTGGAACGCGCAAAGGCGCGGGCGCTTGAGACCATCGGTCAGAAAGCTGAAACATACGCAAAAGACAAGTGTCCAACCGGCACAGAGGAAAGCACGGGAAAGAAAGGGTATATCGGCGGAACGCTTAAAAACAGCATCACTCACAGGGTTGATGATGATGTGGTGAGCGTGGGAAGCAACGTCGAATATGCACCGTATGTTGAGCTGGGCACGGGTCCGCATTTTGAAGCGCCGCCTGAATGGGAGCAGTTCACAACGACGCGAGGAAGCGGAATCGGTAAATCGTTCATGCGGCCTCACCGCTATCTGAGACCCGCGATTGAAGATCACCGCGAAGAATACAAGGAAATTATGCGAGACGAGCTGTCAGGAGGTTAAAATGGGGCTTATCAAGTGGTTCAGACGCGAGAAAATCCGCCGGGGAGCGCGAAAAGAGATCAAACATGTGCGAGAATCCGCGCCTGGCACAAGGCAAGGTCAACGCGCACTGGCGCGAAAGATTGAGAAAATCAGGGCAAAGGCAAACAGGGAAATTGACAAGCACCGCTGAGAGCAGCGGTTTTTCTTTTGGCAAAAACGGCAAAGTACCGCCGTTTGCATATAAAGCGAAGGGCGAAGAACAGCCCCCGAAGTAAAGGAGCGTAAACATGGCATTCACGAGAAAATTTCTCAAGGCGCTTGGTCTGACCGAAGAACAGGTTGACAGCGTGATTGAGGCGCACACGGAAACCGTTGACGGGCTGAAAAGCCAGATGGCGGGCTACAAAGCCGACGCTGAGAAGCTGGAAGGCGTTCAGAAGGAGTTGAACGACCTGAAAGCTAAGGGCGACGGCGAGGACTACAAAAGTAAGTATGACAGCGAACACGCGGCTTTTGAGAAGTACAAGAACGACCAGAACGCCAAAGAATCGGCGGCACTGGCCGAGCGACTGTACCGGGAGCAGCTTAACGCGCTGGGCATCACCGGAAAGCGAGCTGACAGCATTGTGCGCCTGACGGATCTTTCCACTGTGAAGATCAAGGATGGCAAGCTGGAAGATGCTGACGGCGTGAAGAAGGGCATCCAGACCGACTATGCGGATTTCATCCCAAACACCAATACGCACGGCGCGAATGTGGATAATCCGCCCGACAACAACAACGGTGGCGGGGTATCCAGCCGCGCGGCACAGGTTGCCAAGGATTATTACGCCGCGATTTATGGCGCGGCAGAAGGAGCGAAAAAATGAGCTTTATCAAAGCTGAAAACGGCGCGGTTTACGCGCCTGGTTATTTTCTGGTTCATGCCGAAGACGTAACGCGGGAGACTTGCACGGTCAAGGCAGACCATGAGAACGTCAAAACCGCCACAAACGGCGGCAAGTATGTTCCGGCGGGGTCTGTCATCCCGGCGAATGACACAACGGCGGTCGGCATCCTGTATGAGGATGTGGACGTGTCCAGCGGCGACATGCCGGGGTCTATCGTTACGCGCGGAGCTGTCTATGAGGACAAGATTTCTCCGGCGGTTGATACGGCTGCAAAGGCGGCGCTGAAAGGCATCACCTTTGTTGCCACTGCCCCGGCAATCACGCGCCCGTACTGAAAGAGGTGAAGAAAAATGGCTGAAATGTTTGAAAACAACATCCTGGGTTTTATCCCGCAGAAAGACTGGCTGAACATCCCGTTCCAGGTTGCCCGCCCGAACGACCCGATTGACGGTCTGTTCGGCGACACGCGAACCGCGAATCTGGTAGCCTACTGGCAGAGCATCGCGGCGCAGTATCAGATCCCCGTCATGGCGCAGTTCCACGGCTTTGATACTGAAGCACGAACGACTTTCCGCGTTCCGGTCGATACGCACAACATTGAAAAGGGCCTGATTAAGGTCAAAATCAATCAGTCCGAGCGCATGCGCGCTCTTCTGCGAAGCGGTGTGCAGCAGAATGACATGTACGATTATGTCATCCGCGATGGCATCAACCTGTCGGAGCAGGTTGTGACGCGCACGAAGGTTGCCAAGAACGAGCTGCTGGCGACGGGCAAGGTGACGATCAAGGAGAATAACATCGACCTGACCGTTGATTACGGCGTGCCGTCCGGGCAGACCTCCAAGACGCTTGATCTGTCCGAGAGCGCTAACGTGCCGAAGCTGCTGCAAGCGCTGATCGATGAGGCGACCGACAACGGCGTGACGCTGACCGGCATTTACACCAGCAAGGCGAACATCACCAAAATGCGCAGCAATGCGGCAATTCAGAAGGCTGTGAACGGCAATGTCGGCGCTGGCGCGCTTGTCCGCGCGGACGCTTTCAACGCCTATCTCAATGAGGAGTTTGGCATTCAGCGCGTTACCGCAAACGATTTGACCTATGCGGTCGAAAATGGCGTCGGCACGAACGGCCGCCCGAACAGAACGACGAAGCGCTACTACCCGAAAGATAAGATCACGCTCTTCGCGGCGAATCCTTCTGGTCGCCTGGGCGAGGGTCTGTGGGGCGACCCGCCGGAGACTGACGCGGGTGCGTTTATGCAGGTCGGAGCGAGCGGCGCAAGCCCGTATGTCTACGTTTCGCAGTGGATGGAGAAAGATCCGGCTGTTCTGTGGACAAAGGCAAGCGCGCTCTTTATGCCGATGCTTTACAATCCGAACAGCCTGTATATCGCGTCTGTGACGGGGGAATAACGGAGCTGTCCGAAACGCCTACGCTTCAAAGCGCCAATCTTGGCGGCATGACAAAGGCTGAATTGCTGGCGTATGCCGCCGAGAAGGGCGTTGAGGGTGTCGGCAGCTCGATGAACAAGGCGGATATCGTGGCGGCGATCAAAGCCGCAGAAACGGAGCAAACCAATGCTTGAAGCGGTTTTGACGTATCTGCATAACTGGTTTCCCGTCAGGTGTGACGCTGGGACGTTCACCATCGCTTCCGGCATCCCTGACGTTGACTTTCTGAGACCGGGACAGTATTACCGCATCAGGGGCAGCGTGTTTTCCGACGGACTGCACGTCTATCAGAGCGGCGAGATGCTGGCAGATGAGACCTTCAACGGCGAAATCTGGGCGCTGGCGATCCCGAAAAGCGTCAAAGAGCTTGCGGTTGAAATCGCCGCGTACACGGAAAAGAACCCGGTGACCGACAAGGTTTCCGAGAGTTTCGGCGGCTACAGTTACTCCCGCGCATCCGGCACAACTGGTGCGCCGATGGGCTGGCAGGGGGCTTTCGCCTCCCGCCTTGCCCCTTATCGGAGGATAAGCGATGACTAACGCAGAGCTGATCGAGAGATTTTCTCAGCCGTGCGTGATGTTGGTGAAAAAGCGCGTCCCTGACGGGCAGGGTGGCTTTGAAACGAGCTGGACGGACGGTGACGAGTTCGACGCGGCGATTGTCAAAGATCAGAGCTTGCAAGCGCGTGTCGCCGAGAAGCATGGCGTTTCCAGCGTCTACACCATCACGACGGCGCGAGGCGTTGCACTTGAGTATCACGAGGTTTTCCGCCGTGTCTCTGACGGGGCAATCTTCCGCGTGACGAGCGACTACACCGACAGCAGACCGCCTGACGCGGCGACGTTTGACTTTGAGCAAGTGACGGCTGAGAGGTGGGAGCTTCCGACATGACCGAGACGGCAAAGGCACTATACAGCTTTTATTCCGGGTTCGGCCTTGACGCATACCCGGAAAGCAACGTGCCGGAGAACGCGAAACTCCCATACATCACCTACACCGTCATTGAGCCGGACTGGCGAAACGCTGCAAGTCATCAGGCGCGGGTTTGGTATCGGTCGGAGAGCTACAAGGGCATAAACGCCAAGGTTGACGAGATTACAAGGGCGGTTGGGGAGCTGGTCATGCTTCCGACCGCGAACGGCTATGTCGCCATTCGCCCCGCTGACCCGCTGGTGCAGTATCAGCCCATCGCAAACCCGGAAATCAAAGTCGCGTATCTCAATTTTCAAATCAATTCGTATCAATCGAGGTGAAATAAATGGGCAGACCTGTTACGGCTGTCAGACCGCAGACGTTTGAACGCTTGCAGCTCGACGCAGGCGCTTTCGTCAAAAATTTTGACGTAAGCACTTACACCGAATACGACGCACTCGAAGAAGCGCTTTTCGCCGCCATTAAGGACGGCACAAAGACGCTGGGCGCGACGCGAGGCGGCGGCACATTTACCGCAACGCCAACCATACGCAACAGAGAAGCTGACGGTAAGCGGTATGAGTTCAAGGGCAGCACGGTTATCGACTTTTGGGATATCAAGCTGACCACGACGCTTATGGAGATCACACCGGATAACTTCACGCTTGCGCTTGGCACGGCTGAGAAGACCGAGGACAAATCTTTCACGACTGGCAAAAAGACCACGATCAAACTGCGAACCAATATCGAGGACAGCGACTATATTCAGAACCTCGTCTGGTTTGGCAACACGTCCAAGGGGCTTGTCGCCATCGCGCTTGACAATGCGCTGAACAACACGGGCGTGACGCTGACTTTCAGCGACAAGGGAGAAGGCACAATCCCGGTCGAGTTCCACGCCTATCAAGACACCGTGGAGAACAACGAGTACGCGCCTTGCACAATCTACTATTTCGACAAAGCGGCGCAGTAACAACACGCCTGGGGCTTTTCCTCCGGCGTTTTTCTTTTTGAGGTGAGAAGATGAAACTTTCGGAAATGAACGGCGAAGAGCTGTCTGTCTGTCTCTGCAAAATCGCGGAACCGATTGAACGAATCGGCTTTGACAAGAAGACGACGGCAGTATTCCAAGAAATCGCCGATATGAGTAAAGACAACATGAACAACATTCAGAAAGCATCTGCGATGATTGGAAAGTATGTTCCTCTGTTGCTTGGCGATCATCGAGAGGACACGTTTGCCATTCTGGCGGCTATCAACGACAAAACCGTTGAGGAAATCCGCAGTCAGAAGGGTGTGCAGACCATCAAGGAGCTGAAAAACGCACTCGCAGACCCCGACCTGATGGATTTTTTTACGTCGTCCGTGCATACGGTCGGAAAGCTGTAACGGCGGCGATTTACAGGCACGGAGCACCGCCGACAATCGCGGCACTCTCCGATCTTTTGGCAGATGATCGTCAAAAATGGCTGGGAGATGTGTACAGCGCGAAGATGCTTTCCGCCATCTGTCAGGCGATGGGAAGCGAACCCGTGAGCTATGAGGAGTTTGTCGGGCTGGTGGAACATGACAACCGAACAGGTCAAGAGATCATTGATGACCTGATCGCCGAGCACGAGAGAAGGAAAAAAGCAAGAGGGGAGGGGTAAAGCATGGATTTGTTTACGCTTGTAGCCAAGATCGGGCTGGACTCGAAGGAGTACGAGCAGGGCATCAAGGGCGCAAAGCAGGGCTTTGAAAAGCTCGATACGTGGATGGTTGCAAAGGCGCAGTTGATCGCAGACGGCGTAAAGCGAGCATTTTCGACGATTGCGGACTTTGCCAAGGATGCAGTCACAGCCGCAGCCGATGTGGCAGCAGAAAAGGCGCAGTTTGCGGCAACCTTTGAAGGCATCGAGGAAGCCGCGAACGGCGTTCTTGCAAGCGTCAGCAATGACACGGGCATCCTTGCAACACGCTTGCAGCAGGTCGGCACCAAAGCGTTCAGTCAGTTCAAGGGTGCAGGCATTGACGCGGCAGGGGCGCTCTCGATGATGGATGAGTATACCCGCATCGCGGCTGACGCGGCGGCATACTACGACATCAGCCTTGAGGATGCAGACGTGCGCTTACGCTCTTTCCTGCGTGGCAACACTGAAGCAGGCGACGCTATCGGCCTTTTCACATCGGAAAGCCAGCGAAACTCTAAGGCCGTCGAACTGTACGGCACGAAATGGACGAATCTGACCGAAGCACAGAAGCAGAACCTCATGCTCAACGTTGCGCAAGAAATCTATGACCAGAGCGGCGCGACAGGGCAAGCAGCGCGTGAAATGGACGGCTGGGTGAACGTCGTCGGAAACTTGCAGCGCGTCTGGAAAGACGTTCTGGCCGTTGTGGGCGCTCCGTTTTACGAATCGCTAACGCCAGTCGTGAAAAAGCTGAGCGAGTTTCTGTCCGACGAAACCGTGCAGATGCGTCTTGGCATGCTTGCATCAAGCCTCGGCGATATGGCCGGATATGTCTTTGACGGTGTTATTGATCTGCTGGATGAGCTTCTGGCGTGGAGCAATGGCGAAGAAAAGCCGAGCGACACCGCGCAGGCGCTCTTTGATATTGCCAGCTCGTTTGGCAACATTGCAGGCATGATCTTCACGGGCGTTGTGGACTTCTTGGCGCTGCTTTTCAACGGCTTTGACAAGGAGACAGCCGAAAACGTAGAGGAATTTCTTAAAGATTTCAGCGCTTTTGTTGACGATCCTCTCTTCCAAACGGCGGCGGTTGTTCTTGGCGGCATCGTTACCGCGTGGATTGCCATGAAATCGCCTCTTGTCCTTGTTGGCTTGGCGGTTGGAGCGGTTGTCACTCACTGGAAAGATATCAAAGAATGGGCCGGAAAAGCGCTGGAAGCGGTAAAGGACTTCTTTGGGACGGAGGTTGCCGACGCGCTGACAAATATCGTGTCCGGGATTGCTGGATGGTTTGAATCCATTCAAACCATGGCGAGCAACGCGCTGACGGCAGTTGACGATTTCTTCAAGACGAAGTTTGACGTTAGCCTTACGGATATCGTCCAAAACGTGGCTGACGCTTTTAAATCTGTTTATGACTGGGCGCACGATGCGCTGACTAACGCAGCCAATTTCTTTAACGCGACCTTCTCTGACCCGATCAGCGGAATCCTTGAGAATATTTCGGGATGGTTTGACAGTGTGATTTCCAAGGCCGGAACGGCCATCGAAAAGGTTCAGACCTTTTGGGGGCTGGACACTGAAAAGAGAGACAGCAACCCCAATAATCCATACGGGAATAACTGGCACAATACGGGAACTCCGCGCAAAGCAACCGGCCTTAACTATGTGCCATATAATGACTTTCCAGCAATCCTACATGCAGGAGAAGCCGTTCTGAACCGCGCAGATGCGACGGCCTACCGTGCCGGAAACATCGGCGGTATCAGCGCGGAGAGCATCAGCCAAGCCGTCGCCGTCGCTGTGCGCGAAGCGCTTGACGGCGTGGGTGTGTACATGGGCGCGGATAGAGTGGGCGATCTTGTGACGCAGCGCGTGAGCCGAAACATCGCAAAGGGCGCAAGAGCTATGAGGTATGCAAACGTATGATGACGAGATACGCCTGCCGGTTGAACGGCATTGATTTGTCGAGCATCGATCCGGCAATTTATGTGCTTGACGTGAGCACCGTTTCGCCCGTGCGCGATCTTGTGACGACACCGCTTGCAGGCCGAAGTGGACAGCGAATCACGAAACGCACGACAAACAGCCTGAGCGTCGAAGTGAAATTTGAAATCCACGAGCAGAACACCGTTCGCCGCGCCCTCATCGCGGAGAAAGTGACGGAGTGGGCGATTCTCGGCGGCATTCTGACGACGAACGACCGACCCGAAAGGCGGCTGCACGTCATCTGCGAGACCCTGCCGAACTTCTCCGCTCTGCGCTGGACGAACAGCCTGACGGCCACGTTCACGGCTTTTGAAATCCCCTTCTGGGAAAGCGAGTACTCACGAAACGCGACGGTTGACGGGAACGGCGAAACTCAAATGATTGCGCCGGGCTTTGCGGATGATTCCCGCGTATGGGCGAGCGTGACCAACGCCGGAACGGGCGCGATCACGACCGTGACCGTGCGGCGCAGCTGTCCCGCATCGCCGACGAAGAGCAGCGTGACCGTCTCGGTGACGGCAACGCCGGTGTCGTTTGCCTTCGCCAGTACAACCTCGCCGTTTGCAAGGCGGGTGAGGTAGCTCTCGCCCGTGACCTGCACGCAGCTGACGCGAATGTCCGCGCTCGGCGTTTCACCGTCTTTCAGGAAGCTGAAGCGATCGCCGACCGTTGCCGTCGACGGAATAGCGAGGATGCCGACGTACTTGTCTGCCTCAACGGAAAGGCTCTCATCCTTTGCAGGAACGACCGTGCCCGCCGGGTACGGATAACCGCCGTTTACGTCGTTGGCGCGCGCAAAAGCCTCGCCGAGCAGCGCCGTGAATGCGTCGGTGCGCATTTCATCCGCGGTGCGGGTGTAGACATGCGTGTTCTCCGCGCCGCCCGCCACGGTGTAGCAGTCGGTGACATAGGATGCACCCATGCTGCTCTTGCCATAGATCGCGTATG